CCCACCAAGTGCCGTGGCGAACGATCCGCCGCCCGATGGGCCGAACCGCGTCAGGCCACCGTTGCCGCCAGGAGCGCCGCCACCGCCACCGCCGCCAGCGATACCGCCGAGGCCGACCGTGACGGTGTAGGTCGTGTTGGGGACCACATCGAAGACGCCCTCGAAGTAATTACCACCCAGCCCCCCGGCCCCTGCGTAGCCGTTGCCACCGCCCCCGCCGCCGCCGCCAGCTTGTCCGCGAATACGGGCTTTCGTGACGCCAGCAGGGCACTGCCACGAACCGCTGTAGGAGAAAAACGACAGGCGCCCGCCGACGATGGACAACTGGTTGATCGTCGTGACGACGAGCGGCCCGGTCTGCTCCGAGATCTCAGCATCGAGCGAGGCGATGAAGTTAGAGAGCAGGGTCGTGACATCGCCGTTGTCACGGGCGTCGTACCCGGCCTGCGCGAGGAAGCCCGCGAGGACCGCCGCCATCGTCGTACCCTGCCGCCACGCATTGTTGGCGAGCAACGGGTCGGCATCGCCTTCGACGACACCGGACTGCCGCGCAGCGTTGGCGGTGTAGGTCGGAACGCTATAAACGTTCGCGCCCGAGCCCGTAGCCCAGGGAACAAAATCGTTCTGCGGCATGATCTATCCGAGAAGTGTAGCCCAAGGGCTATGATTTAGAGAGTAGGTAGTCTGGGCTTACGCCCCAAGCGCCCTTACCCCATCCGCCGATGTACTTGCCCGATTTGCCCCAACCGAAAACCGGAGCGCTATCGACTGAAGTGATGCGGTAATCGACAGTTACGCCAGCCGGCTTAAGGCGAAGGGCGTTTTGTGCCAGCAGGCCTAGAAGGATATTCGCCGGGATTTTGCCAGCAATGCAGACGCTGACGCGCACATCAACTTTGGCCAGAGGTCCGCCCGCTTGGCTTGGATCTCGCCATGCTGCTTGGTTCCAGCCTCGGCCGTGGACCCCCCATGCGAAGGTCGTTTGAGGGGCGGCGACCTCAGCTTTGTCCTGAATGAACACGAGTGTAGCGGGATCAACGAAGAAGGCGTCGTAGATCGCCTGCATTCCTGGGATCGTGCCATCCCAATGGTTGCTCATCACGACCGCCTGCAACAACCGGCGGTATGTCGTGTCGTCGAGTTGCGTGATGCCGTACTGCTGGGCGTAAGGGCCTTTCCAGACTCCCTGTCCCCACCCACGGCCGCTCGTGCTCCAAGCGAAGTAAGCACCAGGAATTGGCAGCGGCACGTTCCGCGAGGGGCCAACCCACTGTCCCGTCGCATCGAGTTGCGCGCCGATGGCCGTGTCGAGGTCAAACAAAGCTGGTAAGGTCTCAACAACGGCACCCGCCGTAACCACCGGCTGCAACGTGCCGGAGACCGTCGCCACGAAGTTCGGCTTGGTCGATTGCCACGGGGTGATGCGGCTGAGGTAAAGGTCGAGCGGCTTGCTCATCAGGTGGCCGGAGTTGTCGTGACAGCCACGTCGGTGATGGAACAGGTTGGCGCCTCGTTGAAGGCGGCCTGCACATCGCCGTAGGTATCGACGGTGCCGTCACGCCGGACAGCCTGAAGCCCGACAACCTCGAACGACACGGCTCGCGGATCGCCCGCAAGGCCTGCCACGGAATAGGCTGAAGCCAATTCCTGATTGCCGCCGATGGACACGCTCGCCGTGTAGCCCGCGAGCGCCGTCTTGATCGCGGTGGCCACGTCCGGAGTGTAGCCCTGCTTCGGCCTGACCACGACACGCCATGCGATGGGCAGTGGAGCGGGGCGGAAGAACCGGATCCGATGGCTGATCCCGTAGGCATCGATGAGGTTGACCAACTGGTCGCCGTAGGTGCCGACGCCGGGGGACTTCTTGGACCCGATGACAGAAGCGATCTGCGTGTTGTCGCCCCCCTCCACTACGAGGGTCAGGGTATGGCCCGGCGCCTGCGTGATGGGATCGGGGATGTCGGTGTCGTTCTCGTAGGCCCGAATGCGCGTGACGTTCGTCAGGGCGTAGAGGGCGCCCATCAGGCTTTCCAGCACCGTCTGAGCCGGAAGGCCGACCGAGAGGGCTTGGCGCTGACGCAACTGGCTGTCGGTCTCTACGGGCAGGCCGGCGGCGGCATCCGAGAAATTGCGAACCGACTGCCATCCGCGCTGCAACGTAGCGATGGCGCCTTTGCCGTTGGCTGTATCGACGGATCCAGCGGGGAGAGCGATGGCGCCGATGGTCGTGCAGGTGCCAGTGACGGTGATCTGCCCCGAGGCGGGGATCGTAAAGGTCGGGAACGACCACTGATAGTCGTTGGCGTCGGTGACGAGGCCGCCTGTGATCGTAGTGTAGGCCTGCCCGACGTGGAGGAAGTCGCAGGTCGAGTAGGTCGCGCTCTTGCGCCGGATGCCGTTGATCTTGACGACGGAGGACAGGCCGTTGCCCTGCGCCGTCGTAGGCGAATAAGCGTTGTAGGCCGCGAGCGTCTGACCGTTGCAGTCGTGGATGGCCGAGGCGAGGAGCGCCAGAAGCTGACCGTCCTGCGTATCGGCATCGACCACGACATCGGCGCCGTAGATGGCCTGATACGCCGTCTGCGTGTAGGCCAGACAGTCGGCGAAGGTCGGGCGGATGCAACCGACGGCGGTGATCTGGCAAACCGGAGTGGCGCCCATCAGAGCGGCCCATAGATCTTGACGTAGATCGCCCGTAGGGTCTCAAGCGGCATGTCGAGAGTCATCGCCATCAAGCGCAGGTATGCCTCGTCTTGATCGGTCATATCAGCGTCCGTCCTCTACCTTGACGGTGATATCGGCGACGTTCGTCGTGCCACGGGCGAGAGCGGCGGCGGAATAGACGGTTTCAATCTCGGCAGAGACCGTGAGCGCCCGCGTCTGGCGGTCGAGCACGCTGGTGTAGGCCTTGATCTCCGTCACACCCTGCGTGTCGAGAATGCGGGCTTGAAGTGCCGGATCGCGAAGCCCCTCGGTGCGTCGCCCGAGCACTTGCTGCTCGTAGGGCGTGCCGTAGTCCGTGTTGAGCCACCACTGGCCCTGCCAGAGGTGCAGGCGGGCCTTCACGAGGAGGCCGACCGCATCGGGGCTGTTTTGCAGGAACGCAGCCTGCCCACCGCCGAACACGTAATCACCGTTCTGATCGACCTTGCGGATGCGCATCAGGCGTCACCGAGCGAGGTCATCGAAGCGACGTCCACCGGACTGTGCTGCGTGTGGGCGATCTGGGCCGCTAGAGAGGCCGCCATGACCGCTGCGGGTTGGGGCTGGACGATGGAGCCGAGAACGGCCTGAAAGCCGGTGGCGGCCCCATTCTGACGATAGCCATCGGCATCGAAGGTCGGGGGCACTGCGAGAGCGCCGGCCACACTCGATACCGTGGCGATCATCGGATGCATCTGCGCCCCGTAGGCCAAGGCGGCTGCGGAGCCCGCCGTAACGCCGCCGATGGCGGAGATCTGCGATTGCACCCATGCCAAGGCGGCATCGGGCGAAAGGCTCCCCGATACCACCTGACCCACGACCTGCGGCAGGTTCTGCCCGATGGAGTTGAGCAGCCCGCCCGAGGTGAGCGGCGCGGTGACGGCGTCCATCCCCGCCGAGATCGGCAATCCCGCGCCGGCCAGATCGACGGTCGCCGCGTGGCTGATCATGTCGAAGAAGCCTGAGGCGCCGTTGGTCAGGCCGGCGAGGTTGTCGCCGGCCGCCTGTAGAGTCCCGAGGGCGTTGCCGAGACCGGATGCCCCGGTCAGCGACGAGATCAGGCCCGCCGCCCCGGTGATGCTGGACAACTGCGAGACGAGGCCACCGAGTTGCCCCTGGATGCCCTGTGTCAGCGCCGCCATCGGGTTCTGCATGATGGACGACAGATTGCCGTCCTTCAGCACCTGCGCCATCAATCCGGCCAGACCACCGCCGCCGTCGAGGCGCTTGGTGATTGACAGCTTCTCGGCGAAGACCGAGGCCACCTTTTGCAGGGGGACGCCGCTGATCAGTTGCAGCGCCTTGGGGAGAAGGATGCCAGCGGCCATCAGCAGTTGAGAAGGATCTTGGAGGCGAGGGTAAGGATCGACTTCGGGTCGATGACGTGCCGGGCGCCCTTCAACTCCGACTGGATCGCGCCGCCGTTGATCTGCTGCACCGCAAATTCGCGAATGGCGGTGATCGCGGTGTGGCTGACGTCGTGGAGGGACTTCTTGTCGTCGGTGCGGGTTTGTGTCGAGTTGGCCGACACGCCCTTCAGTTTGTTCGGATCGGAGCGGACGCCGGGAACGAAGACCTGATCCCACATGGCGTGTTGCCGGGCATCGCCGGGCGACTGAACCCCGCCCTGCTGGTGCCAGCCATCAATCCCGAGAGACGCCGGGACGCTGAAGCCTTCGTTGCCGGCCTTGAGGGCGAAGGTGGTCGTGATCCCGCCGCCGCCCATGAAATGCACGGGAACGTCGGGGATGACCGGCAGCATGACCTCGGTCGTCGTGCCGTCCGGCTTGCGTTGAAGTGCCTTGGTCGTCGGCTGAAGGCGGGCGGTATGGCCGTCG